CGAGGTATGCCTTGCGAAAAGGATTCAGTAATTTTCTTTTCTTTTAGTGAAGCTCTAATGGGCGAGACTGTGACTTGGGAAGCTGTTCTAGAGCCTGTAAAAATTAGAAAACAAACTAGTTTAATCGAAGCTATAATTAAGGGGGAAATCAATGACTAGTTTTTGGGGTGGACGCAAAAAGTCTCCAAATGAAGAACCTGTGTCCACAGGCTTCGTTGATAACTTTGTAGATGACATTCTAAAGCGTTACGGAATCACAGAGAAAGCCGTCAAAGGCGTGACCGAGATTATTGACAGTGTTGTAAAGAATGTCTCAGTCAAAGAAATAGGAGACGAAACATTTATTACGATTCACATTAAAGATATACATTTTAAATTTAAGAAATAGAATTATGTTTAACGATATTAACAGTAGAGTTTTTTACGCCTGTATGGGCGTTATATTTAAGGGTAGAAATATTAACTTTGATACCGACTCCCCAACCGATGGAGATTTTTTGACGGGAGTTCAAAACATTGGACTAGACGGAGACTTGCCGTCTGTGTCGCTTGCTGACGTTGGTAGATTTCAAAGAAAGTTTCACTACTATTCCCCACAATCTTTTTCTGTTACCATAGATAGGATTATTGATCAAAACAGTAATTTCTTTTATCACGTTCTTGACACAGATTATATAACGTATGAATCTTCTCACATTCTAGCACCTCACAACATAGGAATGACTGGAACATCAGACAGTAACGATAAATCTTTAAGAAATTACGACATAACAATCTTGGTTGGGCCAGATCAGTTTAGTAGCTTTGGTTCTGGCTCAGGAGGCGATGCCGATAAGGTTTTGGCGGCAACTCTAAAGCAATGCTTGGTAACATCTATTAACTATTCAATATCAGCAGATAGAATAACAGAGTCGATAACGCTTACCTCTAAAGAGCTAGAATTTAGCGACTCAGCTTACACAATGTCAGATTTTGTGGGAGACCCATCAATACTGCCTCAAAGTGCCAATATACTAAAAAGGGAAGACTTTGACTTCTTGAATAGCTCTAGGGATTCCGTACTCCCATATGAAGTTGAGCAAATGTTTAGTGCGAAAAATAGTGCAGGGCAAGAGTCCAATGAAAGAGATCAAAGAGTACTAGGTTTGCAATCTATAGACATTCAAGCGACTATTGACTATTCGACTTTGTACGATAGTGACTTTGATTACAAGGCTGGCCCCGCAAATGATTCATACGATAAATATAGGAATATATGGACTAGCGTTGTTCTGCCCGTACAGGTAACTTGTTCATTCACGGGTAATGCTAGACAGCTTTATCCGTTTTCAATATTAAATAATGATATAAGATTTTCCCAAGCTGAGGGAGACGGAGTAAGAGTTGCCACAGATTGGAATAAAGTTGATAGAGAAATTAAACTTGTCGCCAAAAAGTTTCCATCACCCCCAAGTATTCAATACTTTACTTGGGACTTGGGCAAAAGCAACTACCTGACTGCAATATCGCAATCAGGGGGCGATACAGACGGAGGCTTGGTAGAATACACTTTGTCTTATCAAAATGATGCTAGTGATTTCGTGCCAGTCAAGGATACCCAAGTAAGGAGCTTCGATAAACCAACATCACCATTATAACGGAGACTGAAATTGTCTAAACGAAAAAATAAACAACGTAAACAAAACATTAGACCACAGAGGAAAAAACTACAACCCAAAAGCGAAAACCAGTCAGAATATATCGAGTCAATGATAGAATGTGATGTTACGTTTTGCTCTGGGCCAGCAGGTTCAGGTAAAACAGCTTGTTCCGTTGGACTTGCCTGTGACTGGTTGTTAAATAAAAAAATAAACAATATTGTAGTCGCTAGACCAGCAATTGAAGCAGGTAGAGGATTGGGTCATCTTCCGGGTGGACTGAATGAAAAAGTTCACCCTTATATGATTCCAGTCCTAGAAGAAATGAAGAAATACTTAGGTTTAGACACATACAACTCAATGAGAGCAACAAAAACTATTGAGATATGCCCATTAGAATTTATGCGAGGTCGCACATTTGATGACGCTTTTACCATTCTTGATGAAGCACAAAACGCTACCTACGAACAAATTATTATGTTTATAACACGACTAGGTATGCACTCTACAGCGGTTATTAATGGTGACCCTGATCAAACAGACCTTAAAAGAAATGAAGCTGGAGCGTTTGATCGCCTGATGGACGAACTAGATGATTTAGAAGGTGTGGGAATCTGCGAGCTTGAGGCTTGCGATATTGTTAGAAACCCTATCATCGGAAGAATCATGGCTAGAACTGGTGGAAGAGCATAGTAATAAAAGGGTGGTTTTCTTATAAATTGTGGAAAGCCGCCCTGTTTTCCCACAAATTGATAATTTTAAAAATTTGATAAACGCTCTAAAGTAAATTTTATTGTGCGTTATCCTTTCGTCTTGACTATAATAAGATAATTAACTTAACGTACAATAGAAATGGAGTTAAAATGCCACTTTATGATTTTGAATGTGAGCCTTGTGCTTTTTACACGGAGATAAGGCAGGGTATTAACGACCCCGCAATACTAGAATGTCCCCACTGCAATAAGCCCACACTTAAAAAAGTTTTTATTACAGCACCATACATAGCTGTTAGAGGCGAGCCAGAAACAGTAAAACATCTAGCTGAAAGAAACACGCAAAACATGGGAACGTATGAACTTCAAAGCAAAATGAAAGAAGATAAAATCGAGGAAAGAAATGCAAAAAGAGAAAAGGTTAAGCTAAACAATAAAATAAATAGTATGACACCTCAAGAAAAAATAAAGTGGATTGAAAATGGATAATAAGACTAATTGCAGAAACCACCCACATCACGCTACTATAACTTTCAAAGTAGATATAAGAAAAATAAACGAAGATGGAACTTTAGACTATATGCCTATGGGCAATAAATTACTTAGAAAGTACGGGATGTCGGAAAAAGCCCAGTTATTGATTAGTGGAGTTGATGAAGCTGACTGCATAAACAAAGTAAAAGAAAGGTTAGATAGATTAAATGGATAAAAACACTTTTGATGGTCACGAATATCAAAGACAAAACAAGCAGATGTACGCTCACTATATTGAGCTTGACAGCAAAAATAAATCTGCTTCTTGGGATGTTATTTTTTCAATAAATGACTACTCAATGAAATCAATACTAAAAAAGACTTCAAGGTCAACTTTCGCTATTAGCTCTTGGTTAAAGGATGACGAGGGCAATAAAGGTAGCGAAAAATACTGGGTTCTTTTTGGGCCTTCTGGCTTGGTAGACCCTTTTAATATGAGTCCCAGTGCAAGAGATCAAAGGCTAAAAACCTTAAAATTTAGAAAGGTTGATGAAAGCACTTTCAATAATTTTTCTAAATACCTTGAAACCAAAAATACTTTATATTTCACTAAAGCAAGAAGAACAGCAATGGAGTCAGCATGAAAAACAAGAAACTGAAAAAAATTAAAAAAGGGCCACTGTCTAATTCTGAAAAGTCAGATATCTTAAACCGCATAAGTAAACAGGAAGATGTTTCGACCATCGCAACACAGCTAAATCGTTCACCGGACATTATTAAAAGGTTTGTTGACGAGAACTCTGTAGCCAAAGATAAGTTTACCGCGACCACAACAGATGAGGCAGACACAGAAGAAACTCCTAGCAGAACTAGGACTTCTGAATTATTTGCTAGGAACGAAAAATACGGAGTGACTGTAATGACCGCACAGGCATCTGAGGCGGGTGACGACAGCAGAAAACAAAGAGTTAAGGCTGCTAGTACTCATAGGTATAGTGACTGCACAACTACAATTAGAAAGGCTAAAAATGATTGAGCCGTTAAGTGCTCCTGATCCGCATTTTAAGGATTATGTAAACAATAAGGTTAACATGTCTTGGAAGGTTACGCTTACAGAAAGTGAAGACCCCGAAGTTTTCAAAGTTGTTTATGGGGACTATGAAAGACCTGACGCGATGAATCCTTGGCTTAGGTTAAAAGAATACTGTAAAAAACACAACGTTCTTCCTGCCAAAATTCAATTGCAAATGCTTGGTGCTCAAGAAAAAGTTTTTTTCGAAGATGAAAATGGTCTAGATGGCGTTTGTATTATGAGGGGTGCAGCTAAAGACCAGTTGATGGACGGGTCAACTTCCACTCTTTATCAATCATTAACGGTACTTCTAGTAAAGGACGACTGCTCAGGTGTAAAGGTTTCAAAATATCTTTGGCCTCACAACAGTTTTGAGGCGGGCGAATCTGAAAGAGATTTGTCTGTGGAGAATTTAAAGGACATGATTTTTGCTAACGGATCAGAAAAGTTAAAAAATGAAGAATTATCAAAGTATATCAACGGGAGAGCCTTGTAATGCCGCACAATTTGTAGCGGAGATAGTTTGTATCAGGAAACGCGAAAGAGAGAATAAAGGTAGTCTAGAATATAAATTCTGGAGTAAATCACACCAAGATCAATACCAAACTCAGATCAAAGTAGCGTGGAAGCTGATAAAAAAATTCAACGAACAGGCACTCGTTAGATATATAACTAGCCCCAAAGGTAAAAATATTTACTCTTTGGGGTTTCTTCATAAAAGCGGGAAGTATGTATTGCCTCTTTATTTTGTGCAAGATGGGGTCTCTGAGTGCTATGATTTACTAGAGAAAGAGGCTTTGGAAGAAAAGCCAGAAGTTGAATTTCACGATAACAAGGAATTCAAGCCCAGAAAAGGCAGTTACAAAAAGAATAGATTTTCAAAGATAAGGGAAATAGATGACAACGAAAACAAAGAGTAACAAAGTTCCAGACTATCTCAAGGACACCGTAAAGAAGTACGGGGAGATAATCAAGAAGGGCAACAAAGTCCTCGAAGAAAAGGGTGACTACGGAGTTATCTCTATTAGCCCTGCCCTAGATGTTGGGCTAGGTGGTGGAGTAAGGGAGGGCTGTTGGCTAACTTTAACAGGAGACCCTAAATCTGGCAAGACTACAACCGCAATGCAAATAGCGGCTAACTGCATAGAAGAAGGTAGAAAAGTTATCTACATTGACGCTGAAGGTAGATTGAAAGATTTAAATTTTCAAGTCGCAGGACTAGACCCTTCAGACATGGACATTATAGCTCCCGTAGACAAACCTTTGTCTGCTGAACTACTGCTTGAAACAGCTTATAAAATGCTTTGCGACCCAGAGTATCATGGGGCTATATTGATCATAGACTCTATATCTTCATTGATTTCAGAAAAAGAACTAGATGGAGATTTTTCTCCAAGAAGAGCAGGTCTACCTAAAATACTTTCTGTTTTCACAAAAAAGGTTGGTCAATTACTTCCTAGTCAGAGAGGTTTGATTATTGCAATTACTCACTACATCTCTAACACTTCAGGTTTTGGAAAGTCTAAAATGTCAGACGGTGGAGTTAAGATTCAATACCAAGCTGACACGAGGTTGGAGATTGCACATGGCGGCGAAGGCAACCCTGCCGTAAAAGCCGTAGTGGATGACAATGGTAATCAAGTGGGTCAAAAAATTAATTGGCGTGTAGTTTGCTCTTCTATGGGGCCGCCGGGGGGAAATATTCAAAGCCATATTCGCTACGGTCACGGAATTGACAAGACTCAGGAAGTTCTCGATCTGTGTCTAGACTTGGGGTTAATTGAACAAAGAGGTGCTTGGTTTAACTGTCTATTTATGGCAGATATGAAAAAGGTTGCCAAAGAGATAAAGCCAGAAGTAGACCTTGATAATGCTGAAGAGTTTGAAAAAAGTTTTAAATATCAAGGAATGAGAAACTTGAGGACTTTGTTTGATGAAAACCCAAAGTTAGTTAAAAGTTTAGAAAAGCTAATTAAAGAGAGTTTACTTTAATGAAAGTGCTGGGACTTGACGATAAGTACTATAACTGGAATCCAAAGTCAAACAAAGGCAAGCGATCAAAACTTCACAATAAAGTTAGAAAATTCCTTGACAAGTGTTTCCCGCATGATAGAATACTGGAAGAAGTAACTCTGGCTGGCACTAAAAAGCCCTCGTCCTTCGGGGGTCTTCTTCGTGCTGACTTTTGGTTGCCACTAAGGTCTATAATAGTTGAAGCTAATGGAGAACAGCACTTTAAATTTAATTCTTTTCACTTTAAAAGAAAGTTAGATTTTTTTCGTGCTCAAGCCAGAGACAGAGACAAGGCGTATTGGTGCGAGATAAACGATATAAAGTTAGTTAATTTAAACTTTAACGAAACCGAAGAAGAGTGGAAAGAAAAAATATGAAT